CCCACCTTAGCCGCATCACGCCATAAATAATTGACGTGAATACAGCCGACTCTAATGCGAAGGTATAACCGTTTCCCATCGAAGAGATCTTAGAATAAACAAGGTCCCTCCCCTCTATCTCTCCTTTCGGAGATCGGAGGTCAACGAGATAGTCATACCACACGGGCGGAAGCAACAGTTCAATCAGTTTTAAGCTGACTGTATCTGATGCTGACGATAGGTCCAGAGTACAAAAACTCTCCAAACCGTCGTCTAAACTACCCTGTCTAGCCAACTCCTGGTTCTTCGTCTGGTCATCAAGGTTTACACCGAAGCGTTTAAGACGCTTTCGGATAAAACCATCGACTCCCAGCTGAAGCATCAGGTTCATAGTTGGTTCGATCGCAATTGACCGATCAGTAACAGCGGTCTTCGGCACGAAAGTAATTCGATTCCCTCCTACCTGACTTAAAACGTTTTTCCAGAAGCACTCTCTATCGAGGATTTTCCAGGCGGGTATTTCCATAACCCTCCTGTAATCGTCCTCAAGTGCCCCCATCCAACGCTCATCAGATGAGATAAGGAACCGGGCATGTGCCAGCGCACCTTTGGTACAGTCGTAGGGCCATTCCAAATATTTGTTATACTTGGAGTTACGTCCTTCTCGTGTACTAAGTGTAGCGCCGGGTCCATGGCGTGACCAATCAACCACCTTTTGCAGCTCGGGCGCATCGCCCAACAGCTTCGTAAAGAACCCACGAGCGTATGTAAAAACGCTTTGGGTTTCAAGAAGATCAGAACATGACAAGGCAGTATAACCACCTTGATTAAATTCTAAACATGTTCTTTCAGCGCTATCAAACTTTTCAAGCGCAACCAATTTCCTGGCTTCTTTATCACCAGGGAACTGGTACTTCTTGAGCAGAGACGCGATTTGATACATGGCCGCAATTTTCGAGCGGTTGGTATCTAGGGTAGTTATACTCTGTAAACCCCATCTCTCTGAGAGAGCCAAGTAGGAAGGTACGTCGCGGTTGCGACATATCTGAACCAACTCGGCATTTTCACTCTCAGATAAGTAATCGCGCAGGTCAGAGACCAGCGAAGACAGCACCTTCCACGGGTAATCTTGTGGAAGATACAATTGTGCAGAAATTCTTGCTGCACGCTTTTTGGATTTGTAACTGTATTTCACGGTTACTCCTTCCGACGACAAAGTCGCCAAATATTATTTCGTTTTTGGTAACTTCCTGTCCTGGTATCTTCTCCAGAGCAGGTACAAAGCCGCAATCAGACCATAACCGTTTAAGGTTTTGTCTGATGCCAGAGCCATAATCTGATAGACCAAATCATCCATGATTTGTACCTACTAGATCACTGCCTGGTGGTTAAGCGGCACCATAATGTCGTCGCGGTCCAATGCAGCAATTAGGGTCTGCCGAAGTATGAGTTCATCAGCTTCGGTAGCTCCTACTGGTAAAGACCAACTAACCTCTCCGATATTCGGAGCTGACAGCGTAGAGCCGTCAACACCTTCTACCTCTTTCGAGATAGAAACTTTCAGGGCTGTCTTCGTGACGCCCCGGAAGTTGCCGGAGGGCTTCGGGAAAGTTCTGTAAAATGTAAGCGTATGAGGGGCGACCATCGAATGGTCAGGCCCGATATACTGGGATTTGTTTCCCTGTACTCCAGATAAACTGGAATACGCCTTGTTTACAGTAGTCCCGTTGTTCAATACGTCGACTGCAAGTGTTATAGTGGCAGGTTGTGCCATAATAGATCCTTTCGTACAAGCCGTAAAGGCTGTACAACTAGAGAGTAACCTTATTTACCATAAAGGTTTTTAAGGATTATCCCTAAGTCTAAGAGTTTGACTTTACTCAGATGAAACTGTACCTGAGGAAGAGTCGGACGGTCAGGATTGGGACAGCGGTATTTAACAACCGTAGTCTTACTATACGAACCCGATACATATCGGTAATCCCAGTAATTATAACTGGGTATATTCGTCCCTGAGGTTAAACTACACGATAGGTATGTATAATCAGTTACTACATACCATGAGGCTAGTGTCTTGAACCCGATGTTCGGGGTCCAAGAGGCTATTAGTTTGCCTATGTTAAAGAACCAATCAATAATAAACGAATATGGGATCAATTCCCATACCGCCTCGACTGGCTCCGTGAAACCCCAAAGACTTAAAGTCTGTAAGGATTCCACGAACGTAAGCACCCCTGCACGCACATCTAGACTACGCGACGCAGACATGTTGCCACGAACAGTTCCAGCTGATGTCGAATAAAGAAGGACATCAGTTGAAGTTGTGTTCGCAACATCACTAGCGTAGGCCCGAAACGTTTGACGCATCTTCTGACGTTTATAGTCAGAATAATAGGATGTAATAATCCCTTTTGCATCATACATTAAAGGCCTTAAGGCGTATCTACACTCCATCCAACGGTTTGCGAGTTCCTTCGGCGTAATTTCTTTTGCCAAGGCTCTAAGCTTTAATGTTTCCACTTCACGTACAATTTGCATTACGTGTTTGAGGATACTGATTAAGCTGTAAACCGTCTTCTTGGATTCCGCG